ATCCGTTTGTCGTTGGTTCAAATCCAATCGAGGGTGCTACAATAGAATAGTTGGTCCGTTAGTTCAGTTGGTTAGAACGCTACCCTGTCACGGTAGAGGTCGTGAGTTCAAGTCTCATACGGATCGCACATGCTATAATTATTATGTGAACTATGAAAATTTTGTTAAACTTGCTAGTAAAAATATTTTAGATATTTATAATTATAGTACAGAAAATTCATATTTATTAAAAAATTTTACAGACAGTAATCAACTTGGAGTTAATATTCCAAACAAAAATAATCCATATTTTGAAAGAAACAAACAAAATACATCGCATATACAAGTCATCGATCCAGATAATTATTATTATATAAATGAGTTAGGACTTCGTGGAAAAATAAACTATGAGTCAGATGTTTTGACTGCGGGATGCGCTATAACTTTTGGATTAGGGATACCAGAAGAAGGAACCTGGCCACAACTTTTAAGTAAAAAAATAAATAGAGATGTAATAAACTTAGGTAATCCTGGATTTACAATTAGAAAAACTTGTGATTTAGTAATTAGGTATTCATCAAAGTATAAAATTCCTAAAACTATATTTGTTTTATTTCCAAATTTATTTAGAACTATGTTGGTGGAAGATGTAGATTTTTATGCAACAACAAAAAATATGTATCCCAACAAACAACGCAAAACATGGAAACAAGAAGGATTTGATGCTGGAATTTTGTTTAATAAACAAAATAATTTTATATCTTTTAAACACACAAATAAGCCAGGATACTTTGAATCAAAAAATAGAGATGTTAATTATATGGAAAATGTTTTATCCCCTCATCAACTAATAATAGATGCTGTCGACGCTATATCAACATTAGAGTCTTTTTGCTCTTCTCATAACATAGATCTTTATTGGTCAATATGGCATACACCAAGTGCTCTTCTAATGGATCATTTATTAAAAGTGCCAAATTTTAAACTAAAGAGATATTTTAGATTTGCCGATGATAACTTTAATAGTTATTTTGGAAAAGATGGCAAAATATCAAATAAATTTTGTAATTTAGATCATAATTCTGAATTTATAAATCATCCGTTTTGGAAACAAGGTAGTGATAAATGTATTGATATTAATGATAATATACTAGAAAAATGGATTAGTTCTCCAGGAATTCATTTTCATCACCACGTAGCAGAATTATTTAATGAGGTATATAATTAAAAAATTGGTCTGTAGTTCAGTTGGTAGAACACTCGACTGTTAATCGAGATGTCGCAGGATCGAGACCTGCCAGACCAGCAATTTTTACAAAATTAAGCAATGATATAATAGTTCAATGGACTTGTCATATAAAAATCTTTTAGATGTTTATGAGTATCACGAAAATAATTTTTATTTATATAAACATTTTATGGATACTAATAGAATTGGAAGTAATGTAATTAATTCAGAAGATCCATATAAAGTTAGACATAAGGGCAATGTCTCTGGCATACATTTAGTAGATAAAGAAAATAGTTATCACATAAATGAATTGGCACTTCGTGGAAAAATAAACTATGAGTCAGAAATACTTGGGGCAGGATGTTCTTTTACTTTTGGAATGGGTGTTCCAGAAGAAGGTATCTGGACGCAAATTTTAGGTAAAAAAATAAATAAAGATATCATAAATTTATCAAGCCCTGGATGGTCAACAAAAAAGATTTGTGATCAAATAATTATATTTTGTGCAAAATATAAAATGCCTAAAACTATTTTTGCTTTATTCCCAGGGTTTTTCAGAGGAATGATGGTTGAAGATATAGATTTTTATTCTACAACAAAAAATATGAACCCGAAGGAACAACATAAAATACCTGGATCAAACATTCCTTTATTGATGCAACAGTCTTTTGATCCAATGATTTATTCTGATAAAAGAAATAACTTTATTGCTTTTGAACATATCAAAAAATCAGATTATTTTGAACCTAAACATGAAAATATAACATATATGGAAAATGTTTTATCACCTCATCAATTAATATTGGATGCCGTTGACTCAATATATTTATTAGAATACTTTTGCAAATCACATAATATAGATTTGCAATGGTCAACATGGCATAAACCAACAACTTTGTTAATGAAAAATTTGTTAAAAATACCTAATTTTAAATTAAAAAAATATATTGAATTTTCTGATGATAATGATAACTATCTTTTGGAAAATATAAACAACTTTCCTCACAAGTCATGTAGCATTGGGCATAGTTCCAGCCTTATAAAACATCCTTGCTGGAATAAAGGATCTGATCATATTATTGACATTAACGACAATAAGTTACCTGGATGGCCTGGTCATCCAGGAATTCACTATCAAATACATCTTGCAGAATTTTTTTATAAAATATATGAGGATAATATATGAGCAATGTAAATATGACAAATAATTCTTTTGATGTTCACCCAAGAGATTTATCAAGTGGGGGTATACATATTGCTACATCTCCAAGAACTGGTTCGACATATCTTTGGTGGCTATTACATACATCTTTTGGAAGCAATGTTTATAAAACTCATATTTTAAATGAGTCTCCAGAAAATTCTGTCTCCAATCTTCCTAGAAGATATTATTGGAAAATGGGTAGAATATTTTTTAAAGAAGAGGATTATATAATTAATGTATTGCGGGATCCAATTGATACTATTTGCTCTATGCTTATTCAGGAATACGTTTACCTGGAAGAAGATATTGATTTAGAAAAATATATCAATGATAATGTTGCTAATAGGATAGAAGGTTATAATTTTTTTCACAGCAATGTGCCAAAGTTATGCGATCTTATACTTAACTATGAAGATATAAATTTACATAAACATGAAATAGTAAATCATGTAAGTGAAGCAACTGGAAGAAAAATTATTAATACAGAGTATAAGGATTTTATTAAAGATGATAAAAATAGCCACTTTTTAAAATCTGCTAAAATTTTTGACCAATATGATTTTGCTAAAGAGCAAGTTTCTAAAGGAAACTTTATTGCATCCTATAGTATATATAATAAATTAATTAAAGAATGTAAGAAGTTTTAATACTTATATGAGTAAAGAAATATGCCTAATTACTTATCCCAGGTGTGGATCTACATATTTATTTAATATTTTTAGTGAAAGTTTTAAAAAAAATATTTTTAGAAGTCATTTATATACTGAAGCACAATACAAACATTATGAAAAAAATAATTATATAGTTACATTATTAAGAAATCCACTAGATGCAATTTCATCAATAGTTTCATTGGAAGCATTTTATTTTAGCAATGAAAATAATTTTGAAAAGATAATTGATTTTACTATTAAAGATAGAATTAAAAATTATGAAACTTTTTTTAGTATAGTTCCAAAATTTTCTAATTTAATATTAAACTATGAAGATATAAATTTATATAAAAATAATATTGTTGAATATGTTAGTAGTAAAAGTGGTAATAAAATTATTAACTATGACTACAATTGTTTTATTGAGGATAACTCAGAAGCAAAATTTTTAAAATCTTCTCAAAATTATGATAAGTATGAATATATAAAACAAAAAGTATTTGATAGTAATTTAACTAAATGTTTTAATATCTATAATAACATAATAACAGAATGTAAAATTTTTAAATAATTTAAATATTATTTATTTTTCTTGTTATATTCGCCGTATTTACCAAGAACTGCTTTAATTGTTCCATCCTTGCGAAGACGAACAACATTACCATCTTTGATCTGTATAGGATTAAATTTACGAGAAGGTTTATATTGTCCAGATGACATTACCACTACCACGCTTTCTACTCTGTTTTTGAATTGAGTTAAAGGTATCAGCAAATAATGCCTTATCTTTTTCTGCATTAACTATACGACGTGACCACGAATATCCAGCATCTCCGCCCCATGCAAGCCACATGATATAGCCATTTGATGGATTAGATTGGTTTGCCCAATCTTTACCTTTCTTGTCTACTTCGTGACGTGAGAAGTAAGAGTACATCCTTTTAACAGTACTAAGAGATAAAGTTTCTCCTCTTGCTAACTGCCCTGCACGAGTCCAGCCTACTGATGTTCCAGCACCCTTTGCTTTACCCTGCTCTTTAAATCTAATTGCTTTACGTGCTGCTGCACGAGCACCTGCTGGTGGAGAATATCCCTCAGCCTTTGATACTGAATCTGTTTCATAAACCACTGTATCGTCATCTTCCCAAAGATCGTCTGCCTTTTCTGCAGGAACACAATTGGGAACCATACGTCCACCATCTCCAGGTTTCATGCCACGCTGTACATATCCATCCCAGCATGGGGCTTTCTTATTTACATTAGCACAACAATCTGATTTCATTTCTCCAGATTGACATTGTGGACACTGATCACATGTAACATCTAATTCTTTACACATAGGGCAACCACAGCCTTCGTATGCTTTTTTAACATCATCTTCTTCATCGTCTTCTTCTTCATCTTCATGCATTGATTTATCCATACCCTCATTTGCTTCAAGTGAAGGCATAACCATAACCTCAGACGCTTTGTGCCCTACAAAATACTCAGTCTCTTCAAGACCGCCTTCTTCCATTTCAAATAATTGTATTAATATTGCTGGCTCTTCTGGAGATGCAGGAAGTGCATATTCTGATCCAGGCATACCAAGCATTCCTTCTGTCATTACATGAACAACTCTACCGACATGAATTTCATCTTCATACCCTGCCATAACCATGTCGCCTTCTTTGACCATTGCTTTGCCTATATTGCCCTCAGAGCGGTTTATAGCGTAGATCTGTGCTGCAGCCTCAGAACGAGTCTTATGGCAGCCCATAACCTCTCCTGTGTCCTTTAAAGCGGGGTATCCAGAACAACCATTGGACCCTTTAGCACCTATACGATACGGCATAGAAATAGTATATCATATCTTATGATAGAATTAGAATATGGAAGAAAATTTAACACCAGAACAGCAGGCTGAGGTCCTAGTTCATAAAATAATGCAGGCAACAAAAGATAGGATAGTTTCTATTCTTCAGCCTCAGTTTGATAAAATATCAGATGGACATCTTCATTTTGATAAAGGTCTTGCTGATGCAATTATCACTGATATTAAAAACGCATAATAAAAGAGCAGTTTCTCCACATGCTCAGGTGGGCGTTGGCAGCGATACCATACGCTATATATCTATTATATCACTTACTTGATTTTGATAGTTTTTGGTTTCTTTTCTTCGGGGATGTTTCTTTCCACAAAGATGCTAAGAATACCGTCTGCCATTTCAGCACGATCAACCTCCATATACTCTCCAAGAGCAAAGGTGCGTGTGAACTTTCTGGTTGCGATACCCTTATGCAAGACATTTGTTTCGTCTTCCTCGGTTTTCTCACCCTTGATAATTAAACTTCCATTATCCACAGAAACCTCTACCTCATCCTTGCTAAAACCAGCAAGCGCTAAAGATAGTTTGTAAGTGTCCTCATCAAGTTTTACCACATCATATGGTGGATAAGATTGACGAGTTGCCTCACGATGGATATTTGAAAGACGGTCCAACTCCCTGTTGAAACCAATAAAAAATGGATCTTTAAATAGATCCAATGCAAATGAACTTACCATTATTTCCTCCTTGTTAAGCGAGTTCAATTTATACCCCCCTTTGGGCAGGTACAGTATATTAAACGTAATGGGGCACGGAATTATTCCCGATACCCCATTATGATTTTAATTTATAGATGATCGGCTGGAGTTCCGCCACCAGAAGATTTCTTTGGTGACTTCTTTACTGCCTTCTTTTTTGGAGCAGCCTTTTCAGATAACTTCTTAAGTTCTGAATCAACTACGTTTGCAATCAAGCCGAATGCTGGATCTTTTGGATTAACTGCTCTTAATGCAGGTCCTGCTACTGCAATTACTCCTGCAAGCAATAAACCTTGCAATGTAACTCCATCGCCTTGTGCAACATATGTTGCTGCTGCAACTGCAAATGATCTTCCATAAGAAGATAGCATTGCTTGTTGTGACTTTTTAAGTTTCATTTTTTCCTCCTAGGATATGAACCTTGTTATGGCATCGTAACCTAGCCATAATCCAATTATACCAGCAACTCCAGCAAACACTGGCGGGGCTGGAACTGGTAGTTTAAATGCAGCAAAAATAACACCGCACCCAAATCCTGTTAGTACTGAAAATATAATTTCTTTCATCATTCTTTCTCCCTTATCTTATCAAGTGGTGTTGGCAATGTTATCAAAGTTCCACAGTCTCGGCAGGTACCGTCCAAAAAATATAAACCAATTTCATAATCTATTGGATCAAACTGAACCACTGCATTAAAAAAAACACACCCACAATTTGGACAAGAACAGGTTGGAATTCCTCTTGCATTAATCATTTGGGATATCTTCTGGATATATTTTTTGTAATTTATCAAAAGCATTTTTTATTTTTTTAATAGAATCTTCATTAGGATTAATTAACTCATTTTCAATTTCTGATTTAAAAACTAAAAGAGAATCATGAACATCTTCTATATATTTATAGGCAATATCACGAGTTTCATTTAGAAAAGAAACTAAATGTTCACGTTCTGGCATATTATTTTGATTAAATCTATTTTCAATAAATTCAACATCTCTTATTGTTTGTTCCATCGCCAGTAATAGTTGTATGTTTTTATTTTTTAATCTAATAACTTCTACAGATAATACAAAAATAATTAATACAAAAAATAAAAATAATATAAAATCAAACATTTCTCTCCTCGTGTGTTATCCAATAATATTTGCAGGTAGAACAGCATGGTTGGTTATATATACTATGTTTAGCATAGCCAAACTTTGCATAGTACATAGGATCTTTATCAAATAAACTTGCCTTATGTGTAGTAATTACACGCATAAGTTTTATTGTGTCATCCCAAAACGATGGTTTATTGCTGCCCCATTGATCCCAACATTGATCTTTAAGTCTACTAAGATTGGCCTCATTATTTTCTGTACGAATACCTCGATTACGAGCCTCACGAATCATAGCCTGAACATACTGCCATAGTCCACGCTCATAGCCTTTCCACATAAGAACTGCTGGATGATTACGCCAGCCACCAGTGGGTGACTTACCAGATAGTACATTTAGAATTTGATAACACTCAAGTATTTGTTTATTTAAACGCTTACTATCAAGCCAACGGGCAGTAGTTACTGGATTTGCTGACGGAAGAAATGTTTGCACTATTTATTTACCTTTCCAAAAAAAGTAGAACCAGCAAATTGAAACTTCGTAGGAAAAGTATATCGCAATCCATCTGAAACTTCAAGAACCCCATGCAGATAATTTTCATTTCCAGGGAACATGATTAAACTATTAGATTTTGGCTTAATTGTCATATTATGATCTGGAAAAGTTATTTCTCCACCACTATAGTCATCATTTATATAATATAAAACTACAATATGATTTCCTTTTTGAAAATCAGTATCTATATGTGGTCGCATACCATAACCCTTGTTCCATTTAATTAAGTTATGAGCACTTACATAGGAGTTGTCTACTTCTATATCATAATGATTTATACACTTTAATTTAGCAATTTCAAATATTTTTCTTAATATTTGAACGATTTCTTCTGGAATTAATTCCATATTAAGAATTTCAGTTCCCCATGGCTCTCCAACCCAAAGGCTTTTATCAGAATTAATTGTAAAATCAAAAAGTTTTTTATGATCCTCCGTAGATAAAACATCTTCTACACTATATATATTTTTTGCTGAATTTCCTATTTTAGCAACATTGCTTAAATATATATCATCTTTTTCTAAATTAATATTTTCATAATTCATTATGCTACACCTTCCTATTGATTACTGCTGGTCCTAAAAATGTAGAGCCAGCAAACTCAAACCTCATAGGAAAAGTATACCTGAACCCTTTCAAAATTTCAAGCACTCCATGAACATAGTTTTCATTTCCAGGAAACATAATTAAACTATTTGATTTAGGCTTAATGTTTATGTTATAATCTGGAAAAACTATTTCTCCGCCCTCGTAATCATCATTAATGTAATATATACATACAATATGTTGATGATTATGATAGTCTGTGTCTATATGAGGATTCATTTTGCTACCTTTACTCCATTTTAGCAAACCGTACTCACCTCTAAAAACATCATTTATTTCTATATCGTAATGATTTTTACATTTTAAATGAGCAACTTCAAATATTTTTTTTAAAAGTTCAAGGTTATTATTTGGAATTGATTCTCTGCCAATTCTTTCGGTGCTCCACGGCTCTTTAACCCAAAAACCTTGATCAGAATTATTTATAAAATCAGACAATTCTTTATGCTCTTTATCAGATAAAACATTATCCACAACGTATACATTTTTTGCAGAACGTCCTAGTTTGGCGACATTTTTTAAATAAATTTCATCTTTTTCTAAATTAATATTTTGATTTGAAACGTTATTGTCCATTATTCTACTCCTCCTTCTCTAACTAAAAGAACAATGGCACCATTGTCCTCAAGAGCCTTTTTTACTCTTATCATATATTCTACCGCACGTCTTTTATCATTTTCAAGTAATGACATAAAAGATTTTTCTGAAGCACGAACGGTAATGAAACTATCATTATCTATTAGTTCTAACTTAAATCCTTTTGGAGCAAAATGATCCAATGACCTAAATGCCCTCTTCATATTATCCGTATACATTATTCAAATGACATTTTCTGCCAAATAGATCCCCAAATATCTTTTGTTTTGTGACTATTAAATTCTTTTGATATGCTTCCAGATTCTAGATAAATGCCTCCCCAAACCCCCCACTCTTTACTAGAAACTCCTACTGCAAAACAGGTTTTTGCTACAGGACATTCAAGGCATAGTTTATCTACAGCAGGCCTTAAGGCTTCATCCTCTTCATATTTATCAAAAAATATGTTTGTGTCATATTCGATACAAGATGCATTGTCTTTCCATTTAAGTTTATGCATGGCCTAATATAAACTTTTCTGGAATGTCCCATCCATCTCTATTAGGCTCAAATCTTTTAGTAATATACCAAGCATTATTTATATACATACCATATTGAGATGTCTTTGCTTTATCTGATTTTTGTTTACTAACTACAGTCCATCCATCCCAAAATAATGAACTATTTTTTGTAACAATTTCTTCCATTTGCTTTAATGACTTTATTTTCATTTTTCTCCTAGTATTTAAATATTCCAACTTCAACATTATTTAATTCTGCTTCTGCAACCAATTTTGAGTTACCCTCTTTAGGCTTTGATAAAAACATAAAATAATTAATATCTTTCATATTTTCAGATAGCCAGGATGGGGCAACTTTATACATTTTAATTTTTTTCCCACGGGACTTCATTCCTTTTTCTGAAACATTAACAAATTCCATAACCATAGAATTTACTTTTGCTGGTCCAGCAGTATAGATATATAAATACCCGTCGTCTGCAGACATGCCAGATAGGGCTACGCCTATGGCACGAAGGAAAACTTGGTAGTCATCAAAACTACTAGTTCCCTGAACCCCCACGATCATAAAAAGCCTCTTCCCTTAATTTATCAATGATAAACATCATTTTATCTAATTGTACACTATTCATATTCATTGTGTCAACTGTTCTTGTCGTATCTTTATTAACGTTTCCATCAATTGACATGTCTGCGGTATAGAATAAATTATCTTTAATCCAGTACGCCTGATTATCCATTATTATTACCTTAATATTAGTTTTTGCATCATGGACTTTTGATTGAGTTTTTTTAATATTATTTTTTATTGGCTCTGAAGAAAGATAAATTAAATTATGAATATGACTTTGACTAGGTTTTAAATGCCTCAAAGAAATTTCATAAAAAATATTATACTTTCTTTGTAAATAAGATATTAAATACAAAAAAACAAAGGCAGATAAAAATCCTACAATATATTCCATAATGACACCAGGATAATTATACTACTCTGTTAAAAGATTTCTTTTAATTTCTTTTAAAGTGTAAAGTTCATCATCATTTAATAAACTCATAAAGTCAGGAATAAATGCTTTTTCAGTTAAAGTAACAATTGGATTAGGATCTGTGATATTCATAGATACCATTCCTAATTCCCACAACCTCATTATATGGCTGTTAAACATATTATTAACTAAACCATGCAACTGTGGGTCTACACTCTTAAGTTTATCTGTAAACTTATATAACACTTCCCCAGTTTCCGAATCAATTCCTTCAGGCTCAAGAGCACCCAATAAAATTAATTCATCAATTCTTTTACTTTCTTCCATTTTTTGACTTTTCTCTCTGCTGGGCAAGAGCAGCAAAATCTTTAACCTTGGTCTCTCCAAGATATCCCCACGCATATCCATCTTCAATCATATGATCGTTTACAGAAATAGTATCTCCGTCAACGTAAAGCCAGCCTAAAATGCGACCATACTTTTCAGAAGAGTCTGGTTTTTCTGTTTTTATGACTATAAGTTTTGCATCCTTTAACTTAGATTTCAAGTATTCTTTTGCTTCAAGTCCAAGGCTTTTTTCAAATTTATCTGTGGTACGTGATTCTGGAGTGTCAATACCAGCAAGGCGTACTCGCTGGGCGTAGGACACATTGAAGCCAAGGTCAATGTCCACATCAATAGTGTCTCCATCTACTACCCCCGTTACCTTTTTTACTCTATATTCGTACATTAGTTTTCGCTCCCTACTAATCTGTTTTCTACAAGCCGTTCTCTTTCGTCAATAACTTCTAATGCAAACTTCATCATATTGTCATATCCAATTGCGTTGTCCATTGCCTTATTGTAATGGTGCCCGCAAAACAGAAGGGAAGAACCACTTTTGCCTATAACCTTTACATATGCCTGAGCATAGCAGCGATCACAGCGATCAGTAGCATCAAGAATCCAGACCTTCTCGTTTTCCTTACCCTTAAGCATACTAAACATATTATACCTTTCTATTATTACTTTATTTAATCTCTATAGTATACCTTAAATAGGGCGATTTTGCAAGCAAAGAATTCTACACCACCGAAAGGTTTTCTGACTCTTGGGCAATAGAAATATTCATTCTATACCTTTCATCTACTATATCAAACATATCTTCATAAACTATTCCATTAGAATAATATCTATAATAATATTTTCTAAAATGAAAATTACAATAATAATTAGATTTAGTTTTGTCATAAAAAAGAATTAAATCATTATATTTTTTAAAACTATTATACTTGGGTGTTGTTTTAATAAAAGCATCAGAGTTGCAAGACAGCCCTAACTGATATATTTCTGATGGGCCATGCTTTCCAGTTACTGTCATAGAGCATTTTTTCCCTGCGGTTTCTTTTGTATTTGTAATTTTACAAAAGGTTTGTTTAATTAATTCTCTTTGATCAATTATTTTTTTTTCAATATCTTTCCATAAATTAGGGGTGCTAGATTCTGTCATATTTTTTTCATAAAAATAATGATAATCACATAAAAATCTTTTACCTCTGCTTCCTTCAAGGTATACGAATGCTGGGGCAACACAAGAGGTGTTTGCTTTAGATGGATCGTCTATTATGTGAAGTGTTTTTTCAGGAAGATACATCATTGGGTCAAATGCCTGACATAGTTGACCTTGAGGTATAGATATCATTACTTGCTTCTATTATCAGTTTTATAAAATCCAGAACCGTTAAATGTTACTCCTACATTGGAGTATACTCGAACTAAGGGCTTATTGCAAGCATCACATTGATACCCTGGATCATCTTCTGACATAGATCTAACTTTTGTATATCGCACAGCACAAGACATACAATCATATTCGTATGATGGCATTATTTCTTCTTTTGTTTAGCCTTTACCTGCCAGACTGGAAGTTTAAGTTCGTCTCCAGACCATTCGTAGCCAAGTATTTTTACTACAAATTTAATTATCTTTATTCTCATTATTTCACCTTCCTGCCAAATCTGGCCCAGACTCTTTCATGAATAAAATATCCTAATGCCTCCCAGGCAATATATACCAATGCGCCAAGAGCAGCATACTCATATTCCCACTCTCCAGTAGCAATATAAACTGCTATTGTTAAAACTCCAGCAACACCAATAAGGTGGAATGTCTCCCAACTTAATGTTTTTAATAAACTTCTTCTTGTTGACTCCATTATTCCTCCTATTTATATTATAGCACCTTACCTACAAATTGTAAAGTTGTATGTATTTTCCCATGCTTTGATATCTGCTTCATCATTTAATAATGGCTGCCCCTTTATATTTAAACTTGTATTTAGTAATACTGGCACTCCTGTCATAGCATACCAATTAGATAATACCTCATACAATCCTGGATGCTGTTTCTTATTTACCGTCTGTACTCTAGATGTTCCATCTTTATGCACAACTGAAGGTATCTTTTCTGGCTGAAGACATTTAACAGCATACTGCATATATGGTGAAGTAAAGTTCATGTCAAACCACTTACTTGCATGCTCTTCCATAATCACTGGAGCAAATGGTCTAAATAATTCTCTTTTTTTAATAAGATTAACCTTATCTTTTATTAAAGGATCTCTAGGATCAGCAAAAATTGACCTATTACCTAAAGCCCTTGGCCCATACTCTGCTCTTCCTGTTGCTACTGCTGCTACTTTGTCTTTAATTAAACTGGTAATAATTTCGGTTATTGGATACTCCCCGCCTAAATCATGCCCAAGATATGGCGTTTGCCAGTTTAAATGCTTTCCGTAAAGCGCTGCTGCTGCTCCAAGAGATGAGCCTGCGTCTCCTGGGTTTGGCATAATCCATACGTCATCAAACATTCGCCAGAGGACTGTATTGGCTGCACAGTTTAATGCACATCCTCCCATAAAAACAAGGTTGCGTTTTCCTGTAAGTTTTTGTGCCATCGACATAAAATTTACTAATCTATTCTCATATACCTTTTGTACTGCTGCAGCAATATCAAACTTATCTTGTTCTGAAATTGGCATATTCCAATCAAGAATTCCTTGATGAAAATTATATTTTTGTTTTTTTAAGTCTGGAAAATATTCATTTACTTTAAGAAAATATTTTGCCCAATCTCCATAGGCTGCCATCCCCATAAAAATATATTCTTCTTCATTGGGTTTTAGACCTACTAATTGCGTAAATGCGGAATAAAAAAGACCAAAACTAAATGGATAATTTTTTTTATGAACCGATGTGATCTTTGATCCTTCTCCTATCCAGATACTTGATGTATTATATTCTCCAATTGCATCTAAAACTACTATTACAGCATCATTAAATTTACTAGTATAGTAACCCGCACAAGCGTGTGAATAGTGATGACTAAAATATTTAACTGGAAGATTCATTGGAATATTTGGTTTCCAATCTGATGCTCCTCCTCTTAAAAATATTCTAGATCTTTTTAATTGAGGGTGTTCGTAATATGCTATATGTGTTGGTTTACCATAATTAAGAACATCTTCATATATTTCCTTATTGTTATACCAATCATTTTTAATCTTGCTGTACCGTTCAGAGTGCCCAGCAAAAAGTATCTCTCCATCCTCAACTAATGATATCGAAGCATCATGGGAGGTTTCATTTATACCAAGAATTATCATTTAGTAAAAATACCTTCTATTCTTATCTGTTTTTTTTATTTTACGAATTAAAAAATAAAGTTTAACTCTTTTAATTAATTTTTTCATTTTATTCCTCTCCTGTAGAAAAAATAGGATTCCTCATATTATGATACCAGTGAGGTAAAGAATATCTAGACCCTTTAGTTATAGGATGTACCTCATGAACATATAAAAAGTTTGATGGGAAAAAGATAATGCTTCCTGCTGGTGGTTTTATCATTATGTTAGAATGTAGAAATTCTATTTCTCCCCCCTCATAATCATCATTAAGGTAACTTACAGTAGATAATATTCTACTACTTACACCGTGATCTTGATGGGCAGGAAGAAACCCACCTACTTCATATCTTAATAAATGAATACTAAATTCTCTATTTTTTATATTTTTACCACAAAATGGGTAAAGAGTATTTGCATAATGATTAGTTACAAGATCTAATGGCTCATAAAGTCTTTTAGATATGCTTGATTGCTCATTAAAATAATAGTCATTTGGATTTATTCTATGTTCTGGCGGGAAAAATTTTTGCCAACAAAAAGTCTCCATAGTTCCAGCACTTTCATTTTGCCAAGCAAACCACGGTTTTATCTCTGTAAAAGATGAGCCATGCTCTCCATCACTATATCTTTTATCTAAAAGATTAACATCATTTATAATTTTTTCAGGTTCTTGTATTACATTTTTATATAAAACTAAACCTAAATCTATAACTTCATAGTCTAACAAGTGGATACTCACCAGCCTTCCATGTTCCTGGATTAGGGTGATAGTCTGGATCTGAGTGTTGTGGCAAACTTGTATGCATATATAAGGCAGTAAAGCGATCACCACGAGTGACTGTAGTTATTCCATGTATATATTCTGTTCCAGCCCCTGGAAAAAATACTGCTGAATATTGTTTAGGTTTATACTGAAAATCTTGATTTGGAAAATAAATTATTCCACCATCGTAATCTTTTTCATCGCTAAGATACATAATAGTGCTAAATTCAATCCATGGTTCTGGACCTTGAGCATCTATGTGTAAATCTCCTTTTGTGCCAACAGTCCAATGCGATCCAAATCCCTTAAAAACGTATATATCATTTTTAAAACCGTTCAAAGCCCTATGCATTTCGTTTGATTTATGTCCATATTTAATCATTATATCTTGCACTATTTTATTATATGGCAGCGAAGTTCCTCCATATCTACTAGAATAATAATTTGGATATGGATTTTTTTCTGCATTAGGATCTAATTGCTGATCAATTAAGGTTTTTGCATCTTCTGGCGTTATAAAATTTTCTATTACTGATATTCTGTTCATAATTATCTCCTATAAAATTATACTAGGTTATTTGTACCTTATTGTACCCTGCTAAAAACCTTGGATTATCCATATGTTCTAGACTAATTTTATAATCATTATAACATACATCATCAACTTGATATGGAATTTCTAATATATCATTAATTAATATATTATGAAATGATTCAAATTTATCATTATTACTATTTTTTATTTGTAATATCATTTTATTATAACCATGATTTTTTGAAAAAGATTTATATGCATTTAAGTTTTCTTGTATCCTTTTGTTATAAAGGTTAGTAGGTAAAGAATATATTTCATAATCATTATTAACAAACAATAAAGATGCTAAAAGATTTTGACCAATATCCTTTAAATTTTTTAACTTTAGTAAAGTCATAGCATCACCCTGTGAACAAAATATTAAATCAATATCTATATAGTTTGTTTTTTCTATACCGTAGGAACTCTCTCTTTTTTCAATAACATATGATTTATCTATAAAAAGTTTAGGAATTCCAAAACCAGAGATTATTTTTTTATTATCTATGCTAGATGTAAGTAAAATATCCCAGTCATTCATTAATGATAGATTAGGATTCACTTCAAAATAATAATCTGAAGAATTAGAATTTAATATTGTAATATTTCTATAATAAGTTATAGATCTTAAATCATCCCATCTAATATGAGTATATATTAAATTTGCTTTTACTTTATCAAATAAAAAGTCTCTATTAATATTATTTTGATCATAAACATAATATATCACATTGAATCTATTACTCTGTTTATTAATTATGTCTTGTAAATATTCTAATAAATTTTTATTTTTATAACTGTAAATAAAAACCTTAATAGACTTCATTTCAGACTAAAGGAATCCAATGCTGCTGCTCTGTAAACATCTTAACATTTTCAAGAGGAGCAATATCATATGCTAAAGTAATTCTTGGACCATCCCAATCCCAGTCTCCCATAGCGTGAGGATGTCCCATCTCAGAAAGGATAAGTCTATTATCTTTATTATGATTTTCAACAATTAATTCATCTTTATTTTCTAATTTATAAAATGTAGATGATGGCTCTGCTTTAATGCAATAATACCCGTGCCAAAAAGGTGCCCATGGTCCGCCATGATCATGCCAGTTTAATTTACCTACTTTTCGATCATTAATATTAAACCATCCTTGGATATAATACTTTTGTTCTTTAAAGTTTACTCCATAATAATCACAGGCCTCTAATGCAAGATCTTTTACTGCAGAATAAACATTATATATTTCTTCTGTATAAAACTGAAACACATTATATTCTGTCCACTTAACTGTAGAAATACTGCCTGATTCTATCCAGAATTTATCATGTTTAGATCCTACTGGAGATACTCCACGCAAGTTTGCATTTTGCATATCTCTATAAACTTGAATCAAATGATCTGTCATTTTATTCAAATCATTATCTAAATATTTTTCAAAAAACTTATGTGGTTTATTGTAAGTTTTTGGTTTATCATAAATACTATGGCCTTGCATTTTTTCTCCTTTGATAGTTATTATCTATTATACACTATTAGTAATTTTTTCTTTGCCATGTTGACTGCTTGTAATGTGCTGTAATATGAGACCTTCTATTTTCTTCTTTTATTTTATTTTTCCAATATGTTTCTTCGGAATAATCTAAATCAAGAGACCAGTCTTCTCTTTTTATTGGTATCATTTGAAATAGGGGGGTTCCTTTTTCTATAATCCCCTCAAATCCTCTTTTAAGAAAAAATGAAAAAAATACAGGAAGTCCCCAAATATCGCTATCAACTATGCCAGCAGGACTATAGAATGGTAGATCATATCTATTAAATGGATGTGTTATTAAAAGAGAAT